ATCTCTCATTTTCTTGGTGTTATCTTGCACCCAAAAATCAAGATCCGTTCCATTCAATTTCTTTGTTTTAACTCTGACATCATTTCCTACTACGAAAGCGCGTTGCTTAGCCATTAAGTCCATTTCAGCATGTAAAAACTCTTCATCTCTACCTAATCGCTTTGAATCTTTCCTAAAATGTGGAACCGTCGTACATCGACAATTCGGATGAAATGGCGGTGCGTTTAAAGCTGGCACCAACTCAGATACTTTAAATATTTTCCCGTTGAACGGTTGGCAAATCGGACACGCTTTTAATTCGGTCATGACTTCAAACCATTCAACACCATTAGCATCATAGTTTGCTTTCTGAGCCTCTGAATATACCCTCGCTGATTCTGTCACTGCTAACCGTCTAGCGTATCCATAGGAAACATCAAACTCTTTTTTTAGACTGTTAATCAGAACGTTTGTGCCTTTACCTCTTAAAACAGTATCAGCAACTCCTTTTTTAACAATGTTTCTTAATTCGTTCTGTCTTTCCCAAACTCTAGACGACCACGTTGCATTGTTGAAATTGGCATACACGATAGAGTCAGCAGATATTTTTGAAGATTCAAAACTTCCGAGTGTCATATTCAAAACACCAGCACTAAACAGATTTTCACGTCTGATTGATTCAATCAAGTGCTTATCAATGATTTCAAACTCACTCAAAGCTAAATCATACTGATGAAGCTTGATATTCGCTTGCAACACTTCAAGACGACTTGTTTTCATCTTCAAGTTATACAATCTCATCAAGTCATTTTCCGCTCTTGTGAAATCATCGCTTGTTACTTTCTGACCACGTTCTCTCAAACGATTAGCGCGCTCGACTAACTGCCTAGCTTTAAACTCGACATTTACCATGTCAAGCTTATCCGCACGTTGCTTAGCTTCTAACTTCGTGATGCCTTCTTTATCAGCATACATTTGCCAAAAACTATCGATTTCTTTTTGAATGTTGTTAGCGTGTTGTTGATAGATACCTTGTAATTGATAAGCTACTCTCTTATCTGCTAGCTCTCTAGCTTTTTCTTCCGCTCGGTATCTATCCTCCCAATACTCATTAGTCAACATCGGCTATAACCTTCTGACTTTCGCTCATTTCAGCGTCTGAGTATATTTTTTGTTTTTCTAAACGAGTCTCAAGGTCGCCCATAGCTTCCTCTTCACGCTCCATTCTTTGGATTTCTTTCTGTGGATCATCAATGATAGATAAAACAGACAGTTTAGTTTCCTCTGACACTTGCCCAGACAACTGCCCAACAATTTGAGCCTCTTCAAGAATGTTTCTAGGTACATTTCTAGTAAACGTGTAAGTCAATCCTGTCCATGCGTCCTCGTATACGGTAGTCAAAGGAACGCTAAACACGATTTTATACAATCTGTTAAATGCGGATTGTAATTTTCTATCTTTCATCCGAGCAAGATTATCCATAGCCTGTAATTTGAAAGCTAAAGCCGTACCAGACGAGTTACCGAACTCAGACTCAGACATATTGGCTACCATTGAGATAGCGAAAATAGACTCTTTCAATAAACTAATTAAGTTTTCTTGCGTTGTATCTGAGCTAGGCTTTTCGAGGAAAGCGACTTCTGGCAATGGACCGTCTCCATTTTTCCAAAGGTTGAAAATTCTATTCTCTCTAATCTGACTAGCGTCTTCTTCCTGTAGCTCTACTCCTAGAACTTTCAAATAAGCGTCCGCAAAGTAGTCTACATCGTTCGCTTTTTCGCTTGCTGCTTTATTTAAAGCATTAATCAATGTTTTCACACTCTCGAAAATACATTGTCGCTCTTCGTTCTCAATCAACTCAACTACTGGGATTGAGTTGTAAATGTGTTGAGTACGTTCACCAAACCTTACCACCCCACCAGTTGTAAATGTAGCATCAATCAATTCGTCGTTTGTGATAACCTGTCCGACTCCTGTTTGATTGTTTTCATTAAACGTATATCTCACGGCAAATAATGGTCTTTCCTCAATACTGTTATCATGGACGATAAACATATTAATCGGACTATTGTATGTCGCTCTAGTTCGTTTATATTCATCTTGATACACATAAATAAAAGCATGTCCGAACACGCTTGACATTTTTGCAAGCTCGAACTCTGAGTCTTCCATGTCATTGATTTTACGGAAACTTGAGACAAACTCGTTCACGTTCTCGTCCTCATGTTTGATTTTAACTGGAACACCAATTTGATAGCCTGTAAACGTATCGACAATGTACTTCGCATAATTAAACACCAATCTATTGTCGGGTTTCCAGCTATCTTTTTTTGCCATTTTCAAAACTTCGTGCTGAGAGAGATACATATCCTCACTCTCAACATAATTCTTAACTAGCTTACTCAAGTGCAATCGTATCGCTTCGGTTACGATTTCTTCGGTCACTACATCGCTTGTTGTTGTTATGACTTTTCGTTTATTTACAAAAACCTTTGCCAATTTTTAAAATCCTCCTTTAAATAGTTTGATGTTTGATTTATATATTCTGTCTTGCAAAGCGTATCTAATCGCATCGATGCAGTGGTTATAGCTATCTACCGGCTCATTGATGTACTCATTTGTCTTCTTGTCTTTCTTCCAAGTGTAATTCTCAAGTTCTTCAATCAGCTTCACGCATCTTTCATCAACAATCCAATCGTACTGTAAGAGATACTGAATCCCCTGCATAACTGATCCAGGACCTTTCTGCACATCAACAACCCGAGGGATTCCAAGGTTCCTTAATTCCTGATTCGATTTCTTTTCAGCACTATCTGCTCGTATCTGCTCTTTGGCATACCCGAGAGCCTTGATACTTTCAGCAATCTTGTCATTCGTCAATCCCTTTTTTACAAACTCCTCAACAGCGTATAAGCGCTTGTTAGCATCGTCTACCCTTACATGAAGCAAGGCTGACGGGTCATTGATAAAACCGTAGTCAAGACCAAAAAAAGCTGGCAAGTGCGCCAACTCGTCTTTATTAAGCAATCGTTTTTCATACTTAGGGAATACCAATTTATCAAGTGTCGCAAACTCACCTAAAGCATAAATCTTGTAGTACGCTTCGTTTCTGTTGGCTAGTTCCTCGATATTCTCTTTAGTTAAGTCGTCCAAGAAACGATTATCTTTATACGTCGTTTGATAAACCACTGTATTCTTAGGACTCCTCACGAAAAAAGCATTATATACCCAGTTAGCTTTGGATACCGGGTTAAACATCAAATAGATTTGTTTTTGTTTATGCACTTTATCCCTTAAACGCAACGTTAGCTGTGTGTAATCATCAAGGGTAAACTCAGACGCTTCTTCCATTACCACGTCGGAAATGCCTTTGATAGACTTAATTTTCTCTGGGTTATCCATCCCTTTGAAAATCAACTCCGCCCCATTCGGTAATTCAATACGAAAGGCACTCATGTTAACCTTGCACAAATTAAGTATCCCAAAATAAGATAATGTCGCTTGCACATCCGCAAACACTGAGTCACGTACCGTAGAAGCAACCTTACGCAACACTAATATTTTTCGTGGTTTGTTCCATGATTTGAGCGCTTTAAGAATTATCTTTTGAAACACTCCATGGCTTTTACCAGACGAAGCCCCTCCGTAATGCACCTCTGTGAAGGTGTCGTAGTCAAATAGATGTTCGTAGATATGCTTATTAAAAACACGATTAGGACGATCGATGATGATGTTGATTTTCGGATTAGTCTTCGTCGTCATCCCAATTCCCTACTTTGATGTCGATATTCTTTTGAGTGATTTCTTGCCTATCCAAGAACAAACCGTAACGCTTGCCAAGATCAACCGCTGCACTTTTTCTCGTGGACACATTCGGTTTAGCATCCATGACTTTTTGATATCCGTCACCGTCAAGAACCAATAAAGGCTCTGTGATTTCACCACGCATGACTGCCGTTAAAAACTCAAGCACTTCTTGCTGGTCTGCGACACGTTCGGACTTTAACTTTTCTAGTTGTTCATCTATATATGCTTTTACGTTAGCATTTGCAAGCAATCTACTTCCATTTGCTCTCGCAACATCATCTTTCTTAACATTCGGATAAGCCTTTTTATAAGCCTGAGTAGCATTCAAGCTGATGATGTACTCATCGGCAAATTTCTGTTGTTTTTCGGTCATCCCATTTTCCATCACCTCGTTTCATTGCATACAAAAACCCTCAAGCTGGAGGACTTGAGGGAAAAATTAAAGGAGTTTAAACCATGAGAAAAAAGAATATCTCTTTCCACATCTTTTCACATCATAACTATATCATAGATTCATTAGTACTACTTGGTACAGAATCATCTTTTTTAGTACATCTTTCGATTTTTTTAACCGCTTCATCATGAAGAATGAATAGTGTAGTTTTAGAGATTTGCAATTCTTCAGCAATCTCATCCCAATTCTTAGAAGAGATGTATTTCATCCAAATGATGGTTCGTTCTTTAGAATCGTCCAGTTGCTCAATCGCTTTAATCAGTTGATATTTCAAATCAATCAAATTATCCACTCTTTGGTCGATGTAATCACTCAAGCTAATCAGTTTAACGTAAGCATCGTCTTTAAGACCTACTTTGGACTCTTGCACATTTACTTCTTTTAGAGAAGGAGATTTCAAGAAAGAATTATTCAAACGATCTAACTCTTCCATTTTTGTTTTTATTTCCAAATCGATTAAGCGAATTTGTTTCAATTGATGTTTAATCCCCATTTTTCACATCCTCTCTAATCCGTTTCATTAAGGTTGACCCGAACTCTTCCGTATTCGATAAATAATCAAAATACTGGCTGAGAAAGAACCGTTCGCAGTCCGTTTTTACGTTCCACGCTTCTCTATGATGCCTATTTCTAAAATGCTTCTCCTTCAGATTCCAATCAGATTTTACAATCCCTTTATGAAGCAAGTATCTTAAGGCTGTTTTGTAGTCATCAACGGCTCTTTCAATGATTCCAGCACATATTCCGTAATAACCTCTTTCGTCCATTATTCACCTCATAATAGAGCTTCTAACTTATCAATTTGGAACCCTGACCAAGCCTTATCTGGATTATCAAATTCATCGTCAATTACCACTACAGGTAGCGAGCCGTAACCATAATGTTTCAAGAGTTCAAACGCTCCTGGATTCGCTTCGATGTCCACATTTTCAAATTCAATCTTGTTTTGACTCAACCACATCTTCGTCATTTCGCACTGCATACATCTAGGCTTTGAATAAACTGTCAACATCCGTCAAGCCCTCCTCGCAAGATACTCCTGCTAGCTGTACATAATTGAATGCAGCACTTTTCTTTTTATGATTTGATGCACTTACGTAATCGAAACACAACACCGTAAAGAAGTTCGTGCTAAATCTTACGTTTGACACGTTGCTAAATTTAAGAGTTTCTCCATTTTTTAAAAATACAATTAATTCCATTTTTGTTCCTCCTCTGTCTTCTCTAAATCGAAAATCTGTTGTAAAACATTATCTCGTTCTTCTTCACTCAATCCACCGATGACATCATTTGTAATTGGCGTGCTGTAATCGATATCCCAATTACCATTTTCATCAAATTTCAACACCGCAATTTCGATGCCAAAATAAATATATTCAATTTTGATGATACTTGCACCGTACCCATTGGGAAACTTATAAATCGTTTGTGGATACCCTAAATCGTTTTGTTTTACGATGTAGTCTTTGAATTTGTCACTGTACGTTAAATCCATCTCTACACCTCACAATCCACAAATAAAGCTTGAATTTCATTTTTAAAAATTTCGATTGCTTCAAATACATCTACCCATTTTTGGAAATATCCAAAAAGTGGAAAATGATTTGTTGTTTTATCGTGGTGACACGCTAAATAATTATAGGTGTAACAAATGTAGTGTTTTTCTTCGTTAGGATCTTCCCAATTTGGTTTCCACTTATTATTACATTTATCTCTAAACATTCTGATTCGATGCAGCAGGTCTCTTCTTTCTGCTTCTAACTTTGCTTCTTTGTAAGAATAGAAGAAGTGTCCTTGACTCATAGCCTCCTTCATCCATGCATGATTTCCAAAACAACGATGTTCAATATTCCCAAATTGATCAACATACCAAAATTCATCTCCATCTTTCAATGGACATTCCGTACATTCCAACATATAAATCTTTTTATCCAATTCTGCTCTTTGCTTTTTAAGTTCTATTAGATTTTCCATTAATATTCACCTTTCTGAGTAACACTCATCAATTGTTCGAAATAATAATTTGGTTTGATATCTCCGTACTTTTTGACATATTCTTTTTTCTTTTCTTCAAATTCTTTTTGTTTGATAATCTCTACAGTATTGAGAGATATTTCGAATCCAAGCAAGAACGCAAATCGTTCATTGTAGCTCATCTCTTCGAGTTGTCCATAGTTAATATCTTTTTGAAACTGTTTCAACGCTCTGTCATACATCAACATATCCTTGTATTTGCAATGAGCCACAATCAAGTAATGCACATCGTCTTTTAATTTTTCAAATTCATCTTTATTAGCCAATTGCCTTCACCGCCTTTTCTAGATTACCTAAGTTCTCTACAATACGATCTCGAATATGAGCTGCAACTGAATACGGGTCTTTCATAAATTTAATCAATGTATTTGCATTCACTTTTAACGCTTTGGAAGCAGCTAACATCTTCTCACTCGAATCTTCAATCATTCCGTGGATGTAAGTGATCGCTTCACCGTAATTCTCACCCATGTATTTTAATGCCACTTTACTAACTCGTTCTTGATACGGGTCCTTAACGATAGTCCCTTCAATAGCATGTTCTTTGATAAACTCCAATACTTCATTTGGCGTTTTGAAATGCATCGCTTGTTTAATGTCAGTTGTAAATTTATGCGTATATCGTGGATGATTCTTAGTAAGATATCCCATCATACTTGAGTAGTCATTAATACATTGGAAGTACCATTGCGGACTTTTAGCATCTCTAATGACATACAATTTTATATTGTTCATGAGCATCACTCCTTTAATTCATTTGTTTAGCCGCTTCATCGATGTGTTCGTAGACCATTCTCATTTGTCTGAGAGCGAACGGATGGTTCTCATACTTATCACATAGCTTTCCACTCGATTCGAAAACCCAATTAAAATACTCAACCGAACCGAAACCATATCGTTGAGCAGCATCTTCTTGAGCTTCAATCCAATCGACTACTTCATTCATGAACTTTCTATAATCGAATTTCATTCAAGCTCCTCCAATCTGATATATATTCCTGATAAGTCTGCATAAAACTTCTCTGAGATTTTAGAAGCGACCTTGTTGTCATCTTCCCAGAATCCCAAATCAGTCAGACAATCAAGCAGCAACTTCTCCATATTATCTAAATCGGGTTTAGTGCCTTTATATTGCCCGTTGTATGTTCCGTTTTTTAGAGGGAAGCACCATTTGATTGTGAGCCTCACACAGCCCCGTAGAGGCGTTTTGGGAGCGAAGTGAGAGAAGTGTGCCATGTACTTCGCTCGAGTCTGTATGAGTTGGGGAGGTTCATAGAAATGAGGTTTGCCATTCCTACAAGTGACTTGTTTTTGCTGATGGGTCGTTGTTGGAATCTTTTCCATAGGAATGAAGAATTCAATCATAATTCCCAACACCTCTCCAGGATTGCCATTGAGGGTCATAGATGATATAACCTGTTGATTTCAATTGAGCGAAAATCCATTCCATGAGTTCGGGTTGTTTTGAAATCCATTCAAGGACTTGTGATTGAGTTGGATCATATTCTTCATCTGGAAACCTGTGATATAAGAGTGGCATCTCTTTTCCGACTTCCAACAATTTCGATTTTTTACGTGCCATATTTTCTCCTTTTAAGTTTGTGAAATTCCACACAGACTTTTCTTTTTTATTTTTCGCTTTTGTCCATGGTAGAAAGGACAGACATGGTGGGCGGAGTCTAAAGCCCACCTGTTCTGTTCCTATCATGGACGATGGACGATTCTTCGGACATTCCCCAATTACACCCTCTTAGGGTTATAGGTTGTCTGTCCGTGGACAAAGTCGAAGTTTGTCCCGAGTTTGTCCTGTCCAAGTACACCTTTTAGGTGCATTATTTTTATCTCGTGGACACGGACAAACTCGATGTTTTGTCCTGTCTGTCCCGATGTCTGTCCTCGAGTTTGTCCTGTCCAAAAATAGGATTTTTTCCGAATTTACTTTTTGAGGACGACATTCTCACCATCGAATTCATACCCGTTTAATTCCTTGATTCGTCTCTTGAGAGTCTTCTCAGATATGCCCAAATATTCACAAAGTGCCTCTGAAGTGACTGGAGCGAGTCCATCATTCAGAACTGAGTACGCTGTGTCGAATGCGATTTTTCGTTCTTCTTTTCTGTCTTGTTTCTTTTTATCAAAGTTCTTTTTCCACGGTGGTGTTTTTGAGTCATCCAACTCGATATCATCGAGGATTCCTGTATCGTCCACAATGTGGAGTGGATAACTAAACCACACATTTCTTGGTTTGAACTTAGCGAACTCTCGAAGCGTTCCATCCACTCGCCACGCTGACATCGTTTGAATCTTGCGTGTTTCGGTGCTGATAAGCTCGTTCGTTTGCCATCTATCTTTGATATTCACGACAGCTTTCTCGAAGTGATTACGCATTTCATGAGGACTTCTCAAGTCGTCTAAACCGATGTACTGTTCCATATATGGTCGATTCATACGATTGATCGCATCTTTGTAGATGTCACATGTTATTTGGTCGCATCGTTGTTGGATAATGTCGTCCGTGAGCTCTAATTCCACTAAATCAACAAGAGCGTCTGGGTCCCGAGCGAATACCCCCGAGCCACTTGCTCTATCCATGGACTTCTTGCCACCTTGAGAACCCTTCGAATGGTGGTGACAGTAGATGACCGAGCATCCTAATTCGGTCGCTACCTTGTCGAACTGGTTCGTGAAGTGAGCCATCTGATCCGCACTATTTTCGTCCCCTGTGAGAACCTTGTAGATTGGGTCGATGATTACAGCAATATAGCCTTTCTTGTGGGCTCTTCGAATGAGCTTTGGTGCGAGCTTGTCCATTGGGACTGTTTTTCCACGTAAGTTCCAAATATCGATGTTTGAAACGTTTCGAGGCTCGATTCCCATTGCTGCATATACATCCTTGAAACGATGCAAGCATGAGGCTCTATCAAGCTCGAGATTCACATATAGAATCTTTCCTTGAGTACATTCCCAGCCGAACCACTTCGAGCCCTCAGCGATTGCAATCGACATATTGATGAGCCCGAATGACTTCCCAGCTTTCGAAGGTCCCGCAATCAACATCTTGTGACCTTGTCTGAGTACACCTTTGATAAGCTCAGGAGCAAGCTCTGGCATATTGTCCCAAGTCTCGCTTAGTCCTTCTGGATCTGGCAAATCATCGTTCAAGTCTTCGATGTATTGGTACCAATCGTCCCATGATTTGTGACCGATATTCGTGTCAATGATGAATTGTTTCTTGCCATCTCTAATAAACCCAGGGAGACGACTCAATCGACTTGGATTCTTGTTTTGTTCGTCTACGTTGAGACCGTTCTTTTTACAAATCTTGTATAAGTAATCTACACGCTTCTTGTATTCTTCTTTGTTCGCTGCTTCGATTCGTACAATTGCATGGATGGACTTGCCACCGCTATACACAAGAGTTGCGATTGGAAGTTCAAGCTCACGCATGATTGCGTTTTGCTTCTCCAAGTCCATGTTATCCGATTCCACAAGAGCATATCGATAACTCACAACGTTATCGTTCTTGACTCCTTGACCGTCCATTGGGTTAAATCGGACCCATGCTCCTGCTTTCTCGTTGTAATCGCCTAAGACCTTTCCGATGTCTCCACCACAACGCTCAAGCTCATCTATGAGCTTCCCTGCTGTTCTGTCGTAATTTCCACGATGTGGAAGATACTTCTCAACCTCTCCAGTCTCAGCGTTCGTCTTAGCGTAAGATTGTGTTGAATATGCCACGATGTCATCTGATTGGAATAACGTGTCTAAGTATCGAATGATTTCTTGAACTGGATTCCAATTTTTTGGCTCATGGAATTCCTTTCCATCTATCCAAGCCTTGTCCACAAATTTGTAGTCATTATCATATTGAATCGATGAGTCCCATTCGAGAGCACCTCGTCCATCATCATGTAGTCTCGAAGGCTCAAATCCATGTTCTACAGCCATGTGGAAGATTGTTCCTCCTGTGACTGGTGATCCTGTACCTTGGAATGAGTCCCATTTCTTGAAACATTCCCCTGGATGATATCGTCCCGAATCTCGAGCCGACCAAGACTCCCAATCTGATGCCGAATAGCCTTCATGTTTGAGAGCCATTCCCACGTTCACCCATTCTTGATAGTTGAGAATTGAGGGGTCGATGTATTCTAATAATTCAAGTAAGTTGTTGTCTTCCACTCAATCACTCTCCTTTGTAGGTATGGACATCAATTGTGTGAGGGACTCGCCAGCCATTCGCAGCAATGCGATTGATGAGCTTAGATGCTGTTTCAAATTGCCACATCCCTACATTTCTGAATCCATATCGTTCTAATAATCTGATTTGTTTTGGTGTTGTTAAACCTTCCGATTGTCGTTTTGATAATCGGTCAAGAATCTTCTGAGCCTTCCCAGCATTCCCAATCTCATCGGGCATGATTCCGAGTCGTTCTAATGTTTGGAGCTGCTTGTCTGAAGGAGGACTCATCTCCCATCCAAATGATGGAACATAGCTCGTGAGGTCTTCGGCATGAATCGACATCTCGAATTGCAACGGATCCACAAGCTTGCGTTTTCTCTTCCGCATTTCAGCGAGTTGTTTCGCAAGTGCTTCTTCTCGTTGTGCGGTCACATCTTCTTTTGCAACTTCTTCTAATTCGAGAAGCTCAAATTCTGCTCCTGTGTTCTCTTCAGTACGTTCAACCATCGCTTTTGCAACTTCCTCGTTCTCCGCAATGAGATGGGCTGGACGACACAATTCGTGCTTCTCGGTATGCCATAAAAAGTCGAGGAGCAATAGATGTGTCTTTCCTGGGAACAATCGAGTTCCACGACCTACCATTTGAGAATAGAGCGAGCGAACTTTAGTTGGTCTCAATACGACCACACAATCAACCGATGGACAATCCCATCCTTCAGTAAGAAGCATTGAATTGCATAGTACGTTGTATTTATCATTTTCAAAATCCTCTAAGATTTCTGCTCTATCTTTGGATTCTCCATTCACTTCCGCTGCTCTGAATCCCTTCGAGTTCAAGATGTCTCTGAACTTCTTGGATGTATTCACTAATGGAAGGAACACGACCGTCTTCTTATCTTTACAATGTTCCATCATCTCGTTTGCAATTTGCTCCAAATACGGGTCCAACGCATTCCCAACATCACTCGCTTTGAAGTCTCCTTGAGACATCGAGACACTTGAGAGGTCGAGATTCAATGGGATTGTGAGTGCTTTGATTGGGCTCAAATATCCTTCTTTGATAGCTTTAGGCAGAGTGTATTCGTAGGCTAGAGAGTCAAAGTATGTCCCTAGATTACGCATATCTCCTCTGTCGGGAGTTGCTGTCACTCCTAACACATTCGCACTATCAAAATGTGAGAGCACACGTTGATAGCCATCAGAGATGCAATGATGAGCTTCATCCACCACAATAGAATCGAAGTGGTCTTTCTCGAATTTTGCGAGCCTTTTGGGTTGTTGCAAGGTTTGAACGGATCCAACGACAACTCGATTCCATGAGCCGATACTCGTTGAACTTGCTTTCTCGAGCGATGTTTGAAGTCCTGTCGCTTGAAGCAACTTGTCACTTGCTTGGTCTAGCAACTCAGAGCGGTGAGCGAGGACGAGAACTCTCTCGCCCATTCTCACTCGGTCTTCGATTACTTTTGCGAACACAATTGTCTTTCCGCATCCTGTGGGAAGGACGAGAAGAGTCTTCTTGCGACCTTCTGCCCATTCCTGTTGAATGGACTCACGAGCCTCTTCTTGATATTTTCGCAATTCCATTCAATGTCCCTCCTCTTAGAACGCACCCCAAGATGGTTGTTGTTGTGTTTGAGTTGCTTGTTGTTGGAATTGTTGTGTTGGTTGTTGTGAACGATTCAAGACTTGACTTGGGTTCACATCTTCGGGATATAACATCGCTTTGACTTCGTTGTATTCGTTGTCGTTGTATTTACGAATCCCAACCTTGCAAACTCCACGAGCTCCAATGATTGTGTTCCAATTCATCTTCAATGGTTCACCTTTGCGTTTTTGTCCAATAGATCCGAAGAATGATGAAAGCATCCCTTCTGTGCTTGAGTGTAAGAATAGATTGTGTTTCAATTCTGCTTTCCCTTGAGGAGTTTCAATCTCGATACTTACGACCGCTTTTGGACACGCTGGGAGCTTACCGGGATTGTTAGGATTTGGTGTATGTCTTTGTCGTTCAAATCCTTTTACTGTGAATTCATAAAGCCCCACAGGAAGCAAGATGAATGTTGAGTCTTGTTGGATAGTGTCGTCCCATCCAAATTCACGTTCAAAGTTGTTGTATTGTTCTGTCATAATTATTTACCTCTTTCTTATATGTTATTTGTTTGTATTTTCAATTGATTTCAAGACATCCGCCCAATTCGTCACCATGAACGCCCAATACTCTTGAGGGAAGTTCTCGATTGGAGTGTCTTGTGGGAAGTGTCCCTTCTTGAATGCTACATCTTGAAGCATCTTCGGAGTGACTGAATTTTGAAGCATTAAATCCTTCAATGATTGTGGAATAGAGTCTGGTATAGTGATTGATTCTTTAAGAGGGAACGGATCTTCTTGAGTTTCTGTTCCACTCGTTCCTTCTGGGATAACTTCATCAACTGAGGGCACTTGCTCATCAATTTGATGTTCGCTTACTACTTTTCCAACGCCCACATTTTGAGGGGCTACCGCCTCAACAGCCTTAGGTTTACTTGATTCAAAAATATGAGCGATTGCTGCATATTCCATTGGCAGCTCATCTGGAAGTCCGTGACGGTTCTTAGCATCCCAAGCTGGATGGTGCGTTGTATACATGACACGTTTGCCACCTTGTGCTTTTTTCTTTTTCGTTTCTGATGTCATTACCATAGTTTTGTAATTACAGAATAGAAGTAAGTCGCACCATTCTTTGACAACTGGGGCAGTCTGCGAGCTCGTCTTCTTACCAAGTTTTAATTCGTATCGATCATAAGCACCGTCTTCATCGGGCTGTTCGAACTTGCGAAGCTGAGAATGTGCTGTTAACACCACATTGATTCCAATATCCACTAATTCTTGAAGTTTGTTTAGGAATCGTCCAAATTCTTCTCGAACATACGTGTATCCATTACCATATCCGAAGTCTTCGATACCTTTCTTTCCGTGTTGGGCACATACACTCTCGATTGCTAATGTTTCCGCCCAGTCGATTGTATCGATGACTAATGTGTTGCACACGGTTGGATTTGCTTTTACAAATGCAATTTGATTCATAAGCATTGTCCATGATGTAGGCTTATCCATACGTGCTACATCCATATTCGATGTTGAGCCTTCTGTGTCGATGAACAATGGATTCGGGAATTGTGCTGCGAGTGTTGACTTTCCGATTCCTTCCGTTCCATAAATCACTACACGTTGGGCTCTTGCTTGTTTTCCTGATGTTATGTTCATGTGATTTCTCCTTCCTTATTTAAAACTTCCAAGTGTTCGTTGGTTCTGTATCTTGGAATGGTGTGACCGTGTCTGATACGACATAGCCATCCTCGATGATGATTTGGCATTCCTCTCCACTAGACACTCGAGTCGCAATGGCTTGGAGTCCTTCTGATTCTAACCACTTGCCGAATTCGGTCAATGTTGGAATGTCCATTTGTTCAAGCTTGTCTAGAAGTACGAATCCACATTCTGGTTTTAATTTGCGAACAATTGCGGTCGATACTCTCAATTGTTGAGAGCCACTCATGTTGTCCCATTTTTGTCCTTCGAAGACGAGTTCTCCATCTTCCACAGATAGTCCCGGCAATGGTAAGTCCGCACTATCGAGTAAGCTTGTGCGTTCATCTCGAACATCTTGGATTTGTTTTGATAAGTTGTTGTATTGAGAACTGTATTGTTTCGCATCTTCTTCGGCTTTCTCTTTGTCGAGGTTTGCTCGAACTTTGCGATTGATTTCTTCGATGTTTGCGATTGAGCTTTCGATTTCATCCGTTGATTCATCCACCAAATCTTCAATGGACTTGTTTGCTGCGATGTAGTCGCTCATAAGACTCTCGTGAGTCGCTTCTTCTTGTGCAAGTTGTTCTTTCAATTGTTTCAATCGAGCTTCTGAGAGATGCAACGAGTTCACGATATTTTCTCGATTTTGGCGTTTCTTGGCGTTCTCACCGTTTCGTGCGAGAATTTCTTGTTGTTCGTGAATCAAGTCCGCAATGCTTACTAATTCATTCGGAGCTTCGGGATATTGAGGTTGTTCGGCTGCGTATTTCTTTTTCTGATCCGCAATCTGTCCGATTGTTCTTCGCTCGTTGTATAGTCGTTCTTCTTTACGGTCTAGCTCCCACAACTTCTCACCGACACCGATGATTTGAAGAAGCGTGTTCGCTTTATCCTTTGCACTTGATTCGATGAATTTTGGAAGATTCAGAGCGAGCTCTTCCACGAATGAATCGAGCAATTGTTGACCTGCTTTTTGTCCGCTTGGATCCGTAACTTTCAAATCTGAATTCTTGCCTTTTCGCTCCACGATTAGCCCGTTTGATAATTCCAATCTTAGTGTTGGTGGATTCATGGACCCGTCACGAGCTGGTTTGCTTGGCTTGTACTTATTGCCACCCAATGCCCAAGCAATTGCATCGAGGACACTTGTTTTTCCTTGATTATTATTGCCACCGAGAATTGTGAGTCCGTTTGATGTAGGCTCAATCGTGACCGCCTTGACACGCTTCACATTCTCGATTTCTAGTTTGTTGATTTTAACTGTCATTTTTACACTCCTTTATCAAAAATTTCTATTTCATCACTAACTTCCACATGCTTTAACGCAAAATTAAGAAGTTCGGTAGTGATGTCATTTTGAGTATGTCCCGTTACGAGTGATAATTTAACAATTTCTTCATAAGTTTCTCTTTCCACTCTGATTCTTGGGTATCGTTCATTGTGAGATATTGGCAATATAACTTTCTTTTTAAAAACAATTTTTTCTTCCACGGTTTTGAACTCCTTAATTTGCTTTTTCGCAGTTGTTTTTTTATAATTTAATTGGTTTTAGGTCGATGATTGTTTTCATCGGCTTTTTTTGTTTTCCATGTGTCTTGAAAATCGGGCTCCACATATTGTCCACTTCTAATTAGATTTACTTTTGATTCGTGCTGTTCAACCGCCTTTCCAACTAAGAGCACGATGCTCATCATTGCGATAATGAGTCCAAACGATAGGATGTACCATTGAAGCATCCATCTCATTAACGGAATGAATCGCACTCTTGTTTTTCTTTTTCGTCTCATCTATGCCAATCTCCTTTCTTGTGTTCGATTTATTAACAAAATCTTTTTTCAAAATCTTTCTTACTTTCCCGGAAACTCTGTAGAATTTTTAAATTAAAATCTGTTAATCCATCCTTTAATATGTCCGCATAAATTTTAGATATTATTACATCATAGGCTTCAAGATATTCATCTCGTAATTCGTCACTGATTTTTATTTCTTTTCTCATTTATAGAGTCCTCCTTTCAAATTCTGTTCTTGTCATCTTAGTTCCATATCGATTCGCCCAATTGATTCCTTCAAGTTCGAGGAATCTTTCGAACAATTCGATGTTGATGTTTACATCGTTTCGTGAGATCCGTACATAAGCATCAGCATATTCGCTCGCTTTGATTCGATTCACGATTGTCTTCCACTTGGATTCCGTGTTGTATCTTGGATACATTTCTTGGAATTCTTTTTTTGAAATTATCTTCTTGCTCATGTTCCCTCCTCAGTCGTTGCTTTTCGGGAACGCTTTATGTAAAAAAAATTGACAAATCATCAACTTTTAATACTGTTGCAATAGCTGCTAAATCATCAGCACCCACATCCACATTCCCATTCTCTCTTTTTGCCAACCAAGTTCGATTTTTGCCTAACTTCATCGCCACCTCTTCTTGAGAGAGATTTCTTGCAATTCGTTCAGCTTTCAAACGGTTAGGGTTGAATAAAATCTTTTTCAAACTTCCATCACCTCCTCTAATGTATGTTGCGTTTGTGTGACTCTTTTTCTTGTTTTGTACGACTAATTTCTTAACCGTGACCTAATAATAGCATTGGTGTTCCCGTTTGTCAACACTTAATATCAAAAAAATAAAAAAATGTTTCTTTTT